TAACTGAAGATGTTATCGGACACTTGACATGGAAGAATGTCGAAGAGTTCTTATCAAAGATTAAACAATTATGAATAGAAAATGCACCATGTGTAAAAAAACTTTACCCGTAGAGAATTTTGCACTTGCGACTAAACAAGGACATAGAAGAGGTAAATGTAAACCCTGTCAAACTGAACACATACAAAGAAGTAAAGGAACTTGGGAAGAGTATCAAAAAGAAAAATCGTATAGAGAAGAAATCCATTTACTTCAAAAAAAAGGGAAGAGAAGATGTAGAATGTGTAGTGAAGTAAAAGTTCTTGACGAATTTCCTAATGATTTAAATCCTAAAGTTTTTTACAATAAAAAATCTTATTGCAAAAAATGTGCTCATGAAACATGGAGAATCCCAATGACAAAAACAGAACATTTTAAAAAACTAAAATCAAAATGGGATAAAAAATATAACGCAAACAATAAAGATAAAATAAATGCCCATAGTGTGAAAAGATATCATAATGATATAAATTTCAAAATAAAACTTAATTTAAGAACTAGATTAGGTCAAATGTTAAGAAAATCTCTAACAGGAAAAACTACTAGTTCATTAGAATTAGTGGGTTGTGAAATAGACTTTCTAATGGAGTATCTTAAAGGTCAATTCAAGGAAGGTATGACATGGGATAATTGGTCAAAAGATGGGTGGCACATAGACCATATAATACCATTAAGTTCATTTGATTTTTCTAAGTTAGAAGAACAAAAGAAAGCGATGCATTATACAAACTTGCAACCACTTTGGTCATGGGAGAATTTACAAAAAGGAGATAAAATATTATGAATTTATTCTATTTACATGAAGACCCTTGGAGGTCTGCCGAATTACATTGTGACAAACACGTAGTCAAAATGATTATTGAGTATGCACAAATGTTATCCACTGCACATAGAATGTTAGACGGAGAACAATATACAGATTCTTCTAGTGGACGTAGAATCCAAAGGTGGGAACTAGAAAATTCTAACATGGACGAAGTTCTATACAAAGCTTCACATATCAATCACCCTTCTACACGTTGGGTCAGAGAAAATGCAATTCAATATCAGTATGCATACGATATGTTTACTGCACTATGTGATGAATACACTTATCGTTATGGTAAGACACACTTAACTGATACTAAGCTTAGGGGTCTCCTCAATGAATTACCACGTAATATACCACTTGGGGATTGGTCAGAACCACCTCAGTGTATGCCTGAAGATGTTAAGTCAGAATCAACACTTGATGCATACCATAAATACTATGCAATCTACAAGAAAGAATTTGCAAGGTGGACAGACAGACCAGTTCCACATTTTATGAGTATAGTATGAGAGTGTTAGTTGAGAGTTATGGTGATATTAAAATCTTTTCAGATAGACCATTCGGTTATAAAAGATATCACGTTCAATGGGAAGACGGAACTGAATCAATGTTCAGTGGTCTTTGGTATTCCAAATCACAAGTTATTGAGACTGTAGAAAAACATATACAGTCAAGAGAAATATAATGCCTACTTACACATTTCAAAATTTAGAAACAGATTGTATCGAAGAAAGAATTATGTCATACACTAAGTTAGACCAATTCAAAGAAGACAATCCACACCTTAAACAAGTTATCCTCACTGCACCCGATACAGTTGGTGGACATGGAGACAGAGTTAAAACTGATGGTGGGTTTCAAGAAGTAATGTCTAAGATTGCCTCTAACAATATTGATACTCCACTGGGAGAAAGGTATCATAGAAAGTCTACAAAAGAAGTTCAGACTAGAGATACTATTAAAAAACATATTGACATACAGTCAAGAAAGAAGTAAAATAGATATATGACACAATTAAAAACAACCCTAGTAGATTTAGCAGACTTAGAGTTATTAGATTTAAAAACAACAAACAAAGATGGTAAGAGATACTACACTGATACAGACGAAAGTTTCTACTACCCAAGTGTCACGAGTGTCACTGGTCTACTATCACGTGACCATATTAAGTTATGGAGAAAACGTGTAGGTGAAGAGACTGCAAACAAGATTACTGCACAATCAACTAAACGTGGAACCAACTTCCATTCATTAGTAGAAGATTATTTAAGAAAAGAAAAAGAATTTATAGAGTTTGATAACGTTCTACAGGAAGGAATGTTTAAAGCTATGCAACCAGTATTAGACGAGGTCATACCGATTGCACTTGAAGCACCACTCTATTCAAACGTATTACAAATGGCTGGACGTGTAGATTGTGTTGGAATATTCAACGACCAGTTAAGTATCATAGACTTCAAAACCAGTGCAAAATTCAAAGAGGATTACATGGCAGAAAGTTGGTTTATCCAAATGACTGCATATGCAATAATGGTTGAAGAACTAACAGGTCAAGCAATCGAAGAGATTACTGCACTAGTAGCTATAGAAGGACATAACTCCTTTCAGATATTTTCTGCAGACCCACTTGACTATGTTGATAAACTAAACGACTTACGAGTCAGATATAAAAATATATACGGAGTATAAAATGAGTGAAGTGAAAGAATTTAATTTAAACGGAGATTACAATTGGAATAAGATAATTTCTAAAGGTGACGAGTGGATAGAATCACAAGCATATGATAATGCATATGATACACTATGTGAGTATCTTGGAATTGACAGTGGAGAGGATATAACAGAAGAACTGTTAGTCCAAGCAGACCACCTTATCGAATATCTAGAAACACCTTATGCAGATGGTGGTCTTGGGGTTCATGACACTAGTCCAACTTACTATGCATACTATAGTATCGTTAGAGATTGGAGAGACAACTTAGAGAGTGGATTTTAAGATGATTGAAGTAGGAAAAGAATATCATATCTACCCGAAGTTTAAAAAGTCTTACACTGAACGTGAAGTGTTTAAGAACAATGACAACGAAGATAGAGTAGTCATAGAAGCACTATGGAGAAGTGGTGCATATATCGTTAAGATTACTAACGAGGAAGAGAAGGAACAACTAGAAGCATATCTTTCAGAAGATGCAACTGGTGATATGGAACCATGTGAGTTCGAAGAGAATGAATTTATAGAATCCTTTGACGAGTGTGGACGTGACTATTATATACACCTTGCAGAAGGTAGTGAAGCAGACGAAGACGAAATGCAAGAACTACTTGAAGAAGAAGGACATGACTGGTTATGGGAAAACAACTATGACTCATGGGATTGTGAACACTTCTTTGGACTACCTTTAATTGCAGACGAAGTAGACCCCGACAATAGATACAACACAAGGTTTTAATATGATTACCCGTAAAGAATTTTCAGAACAAGTAGAACGTTTAATAGTCAGAGGAAGGGGTGCAGATATCATGTCTGCAATTGTAAAAGTTTGTGAACTAAACAATGTAGAACCCGAGTCTGCAAAGAGGTTATTGTCTCAACCTCTTAAAGAGAAACTAGAAGCAGAAGCAGCTGGTCTCAATTTAATTAATAGAGGTAAGAATCCTAAAGGAACAATATCCAGTTTCTTTTCAGACTAATAGGAGTTATTATGAAAAAAGGTGATATAGTAGCAGTAGTTGCTACAAGTGGTGAGTATGTTGGTGAGTTGGTTTCTAGTAAACCAGTGACACTTGCAAACCCCAAAATGATTGTCAACACACCCGAAGGAGGAATGGGTTTCTCTAAAGGTGTTGCAGTGACAGGTGAAGTAAATCCAACTGAAATGATTTTCGGTTCATACGTCTTTATTGCTAAGTGTAATAAAGAAGTGTCGGAAGCACACGTGACTGCAGTAAGTGGTATCGAAATTCCAAAGGAAAAGAAGATAATAACTTAATGACAAGTCGTGAAGGATATGATGCATACACTCTTTATCTTGGAATAAAATTACATTTCCATTCTAAAGATTATGACTTTATCAAATATAATGGTAAAGTCAAAAGTGATATAAACTCATTTCTTAAACGGAAGGACAAATACCATTTTGGTAAATTGTTCAAAACCCACAAACAAGAATTGCAAGACTTTTACATTGCAAACTTGTCTCTGAAAGACTTATGGGCGGGAGACCTACTTGATAACGAGTGTGTCAAAGTCTATAAGGACTGGAAGAACAGAAATCAGAAACTAACGTATCTTTTTGAAACGGAAGTTGCTGATTTACTTCGTAAGAGGAATATCAATAAAGTGTTAGAAGTGAAAAACGGACAACACCCTATACTCTTAAAAGAGTTCTTAGGTAAAAAGATATCCCTCGAGACGATGTGTATTTTAGATGAAATCATTGGTTATACTAATGATTGGGAACGATTGATTTCAGAAAACTTAGTCTATCCCGATATACAGAATAAGATAAACAAATACAAGTCCTTTGTATCTGTAGACATTAAGAAGTATAAAAGGGTATTGATTGAGTTGTGTCAGTAGATTCTAAGAAACACTAAATACGAATGTCGATTAGAAACCCTCTTGTATTCTTATACGAAAGGGTGTATAATAGACATATACAATGCTAATAAAATGATAATACAATAGGAGAATACAATGTCAACATCATTAGATAAACTAAGAGCAGCCATGGAAACGGCTTCACCTACAGAAGGTGCTAAAAAATCCTACTCAGACGACACTACGTGGAAACCCGAACTAGATAAAACTGGTAATGGTTATGCAGTGGTTCGTTTTTTACCTACTCCCGAAGGAGAAGAGATGCCTTGGGTATCATACTTCGACCACGGGTTCCAAGGGCCAGGTGGCTGGTATATTGAGAAGTCTTTAACGACTCTTAATAAACAAGACCCTGTCTCTGAATACAATTCAACGTTGTGGAATACAGGTATCGAAGCAAATAAAGAGATTGCACGTAAACAAAAAAGACGTTTACATTATGTGTCAAATGTCTATGTTGTTTCAGACCCTAAAAATCCCGACAATGAAGGTAAAGTCTTC